GAAGGTAGAACACAGGCAAGCCATTCAAACCAAGCTAAACATGGAAAAGGCCGTTCGCTTCGTGCTAGTGACGAGTACACGGCTGCATTATGTGTTGAGCATCATTACGCAATTGACCAAGGTTCAAACCTTACAAAGCAACAGCGAGTTGATATGTGGAATGAAGCACATCAAAAAACTGTATGCCGCCTTGTTGAGCAGGGCTTGTGGCCTAAAGAGATAACGCCTTAGAACTTACGCATATTGGGCAGCGGTGCGTCTTTTTGTGATTTCCCTTGTGCCTCATGAGAACGGTGCATAGGATGTGCATGAGCCGCATCTGTCTTTTCGTGTTCGCGTAGTTCTTTTTCTAAACCCGCAACTTTGCGAGCTTCTGCTTTCCATTCACGTTCGATAACGTAGTTTGAAGGTTCACGGTGTTTGGGCTTTTCAGCTTTAACAGAAAATTTGGTTGCCATTGGAAAAACTCCTATAATGTGTGTGCCGATTATGGCAAATTTTTCTTTGCAAAGGAAATTGAAAATGGGTTATCCAAATATGGAAAAAGAGCCAAAGGGCGCTAAATCAAGCGACCGTAGTGGTGAAAAGAAAATTCATGTGTCTAAAGTTGACCGTGAAGCCTACGAGCCTGGCGTGTCTGGCGAGAAAATGCCCAAGGGTGTTTTGTCTAGCGATACATCTGGCGAGCGCAAGGCTAAGATTGTTGGCGGCGTTGCTATGGGCAAGGCTGACAGCATCGGTTCACGCGATGGTTCGCACATGGGTCGCGTTGATGGTCGTTGCGGCGAGATGAACACTGGTTCGTCTGAAAAAGTCGTGTACGATCACAAACGTAGCGATTACGGTAAGTAATGCGAAACCCCAAGAGTCAGTCGGGACTCAAGGGGCTTCTAGGCACAACAAAAAGAGGTTGTCATGCTTGGTGAACATTGTAAGTCTTGTATCTACTTCAAAGATACAGAAAGAGGCTCATTAGGAGTCTGTCGGCGTTTCCCAGCCCACCACAATAAAAGTCGTGAGGATTGGTGCGGTGAATTCAAAGCTGAAATGCTGGCGCTGCCTGTTGTAGATATGCAACGCAAGCCAGGTCGCCCAAAGAAGGAGGTACAGAATGTACAAACCTCTGAAGGATAAAGTCATTGTCAAGCCTGAGAAGCGATTTACATCTGAATCGCTGGATTTGAGCATGATGGCTGGCGCGGAAACTACTGGATATATTACCGCCGTGGGTGATGATGCTGCGGCGCATGGCTTAAATGTGGGCGATAAAGTACACTTTGGCACGATTGCTGACACATACAAAGACGAGTATTTGAAGTATCACGACTTCAAAGAAAACGGTGAACGCTATCTGGTGATGAGTTGGCAAGATATTTGCTTTGTGGAAGAAGCATGAACGAAGCCTACAAGTTATTGTGGTTTCACGACTGCGCTGTAAAGCAAATGGAATGGCTGAAAGCGAACGGTGGCAGCTATGAGATGGTTGAATCGTTCAAAGAGTTTGTGAACAGTTACGCAACAAAGATCAAGGAGATCAAAGATGCCGTTAATCAAGAGCAAATCAGACAAAGCGTTCAAAGAGAACATCAAAGCGGAAGTGAAGGCGGGTAAACCTGTCAAGCAAGCCGTGGCGATTGCATACTCTGAAAAGCGAGAAGCTGCCAAGAAGCCTAAAAAGAAATAAAATCGGGTAAACCGAGGATTTCTATGCCATTTCTATCAGACCTATTAAATTCTGCAACGCAAAAAGCGACTAATTTTGTTCAGCATCCAGGACAAAGTTTGATTGATTTGGCTAATTCTGTGAATGAAAGAGCCAAAGCGCAAAACGCTCAAGAAGATGCGGAATTACAAGAATTTTTACGAACTAAAAAACTTAATGGCCCTATTCAAATGAAAGGTGCATTAGAGTTAGCGCAAGGGTACAACCCCGCTGGCATGACTGTTTGGCATGGTTCGCCTTATAAATTTGCGGCATTTGACCCTACCAAAATTGGTACAGGCGAAGGCGCTCAAGCATATGGGCATGGTTTGTATGTTGCTGAAAATAAAAAAACAGCACAAGATTACATGAAAATAGAGCCAGCAGGTTCATCTGCTGCTCCTAGAAGAACTTTACTAGGCCAAGAGGTTGAAGTTGGCACACCAGAATACAAAGTCGCACAGCTTGTTGATGAACTCGGTTTGTCTAAAGCAAGAAAGTTTATATCTGATTGGTCTAAAAATCCAACGCCTGACAGGGTTGATTTTGTTGGAAAAGCAAGTGATGTAATTCAAAATGTGACCAAAAAGGCTGATGCTAAAAATCTTGGTACAGGCAATTTGTACAAAATTGATTTGCCAGACGAACACATTGAAAAAATGCTTGATTGGGATAAGCCGTTAAGTGAGCAACCACAAGCAGTTAAAGATGCTTTGAAAGACTTGCCTCATCGTGGGTCTGATTGGACATACGGAACAACTATTGAATCAATAGATGCTGCTCCACATTTAAAAGAACAAAGTTATGGAATGAACCCAACAGGTCAAGAAATTTATAACAATTTGGGTAAATCTATGATGGTTGGTAACAATGCCAAAGGTCAAATAGAGGCTTCAAATACATTAAAACAACTAGGCATCCCAGGCATTAAATATTTTGACCAAGGCAGTAGAGGCGCAGGACAAGGTTCACGTAACTTTGTTGTATTCCCTGGCAACGAGCATCTTTTAAAAATACAAGATATAAACGGAAACCCCATTAAATGACCGAAGTAAAACGCCCAGTAGGTAGACCAAGCCTCTATGACCCCGCATATTGCGAGAAGGTCGTGGAATTGGGCAAACTGGGTAAATCCGTAGAGCAAATATCGGCGATTCTTAATGTATCGTTAAGAACAATGTATTCATGGCGTGACTTACATGAAGAATTTTTGCACGCCTTGGAAGATGCAAAGGCTTATGAGCAAGCATGGTGGGAAGATCAAGCGCAGAGTTACATGGTTGAGGATAAAGAAAGCGCAAAGCTGAACTCATCATTGTGGTCAAGAAGCATGGCGGCACGATTTCCCAAGAAGTATCGTGAGAGCGTGAAGCAGGAAATTACAGGGGTGGATGGTGCTCCATTGCTGACAGGCATCAAAGTCACATTCGTCAAGCCTAATGAGTGACGTAAAGACCGCCATTGCTAACGCACAGTTTCCAGCCAAGCTGGAGTGCTTATTCAACCCTAAGAATTCCCGCTATCGAGTGCTGTATGGCGGTCGTGGTGGGGCTAAGTCATGGGGCGTGGCTAGAGCATTGCTAATTAAAGGCGCTCAAGCACCGTTGCGGGTTCTTTGCGCTCGTGAGTTTCAGACTTCTATCAAGGATTCAGTCCACAAATTGCTGTGTGACCAGATCGCTGATATGGGTTTGGCTGGCTTCTACGAGATTACCGAGAAGTCCATCAAAGGCAAGAACGGCACAGAGTTCTTTTTTGTTGGCCTACGGAACAACGTGGTTAACGTCAAATCCATTGAGGGCGTGGATGTGTGTTGGGTGGAAGAAGCGCAGACGGTAAGCCGCAATAGCTGGAATGTGCTGATTCCTACCATTCGTAAGGAGCAGTCCGAGATTTGGGTGACGTTCAACCCTGAACTAGAGACTGACGAGACTTACCAGCGGTTTGTGGCTAATCCACCTGCTAACGCCATTGTCCAAAAGATCAATTGGTCGGATAACCCTTGGTTTCCTGATACGCTCAAAGACGAGATGCTGACGCTAAAGTCACGCGACCCTGCGGCGCACAGAATCGTTTGGGAAGGCTTCTGCCGCATGACGGTGGATGGCGCTATCTTTGGCAAAGAAATGCAAATGGCTGAGTTGGACAACCGAATCACTAACGTGCCATACGATGCCTCTAAGCCTGTACACGCCGTGTTTGACTTGGGTTGGGCAGATATGACCTCAGTTTGGTTTGTGCAGTTTATCGGTATGGAAACCCGCCTGATTCGCTACATTGAGGTCAACCAAACCACAATGACGGACATTCTGGCGAAAATGCAGACCTACGGCTATCTTTACGATACCCTGTGGTTGCCACACGATGCCCAAAATAAGACGCTGGCATCGTCAGGGCGCAGTATTGAGGACATTGTGAGGGCAGCAGGCTACAAGACTAAGGTTTTGGAGCGTGTACCTGTGGTGGATTCAATCAACGCTGCAAGAACGATATTTAGGTCGTGTTATTTTGATAGAGATAATTGTGCCGAAGGGTTACAATGCCTCCGACACTATCGTTATGAAGTTGACTCCGAGACAGGCCAATTTAGCAGAACGCCTCTCCATGACCATTACAGTCACGGTGCAGACGCATTTAGATATATCGGGTTAATGGTGAACGAGCCTAGAGGCAGGCAGCGTCAAAAATCTGTGCCGCAGAACTATGGCGGCGCACACTCTTGGATGGGTAATTAAATGGCTGAATTCAATGAAAGCTCTTTGAGCGATTACGACCCTCGAATTGACGAGGCTATCCAGTTTTTGCGTCTGGCTAACGATGCCGACACAATGAATCGCCAAGAAGCATTGGAAGATTTGAAGTTTGTCAACGGCGATCAATGGCCTGTTGAACTGCAAAACAGCCGCAACCTCGAATCTCGCCCTGTGCTGACGATTAACAAGCTGGATGGTTATTGCCGCCAAGTGGTCAACCAGATTCGCCAGCAACGCCCTCGCCCCAAAGTGCATGGCATGAACAGCCAAGCAGACGAAAAAACCGCGCAAGTCATCCAAGGCATCATTCGCCACATTGAAGCCAATTCCAATGCTGATAATGCCTATGACACAGCCACAGATTACGCTGTTCGCATGGGTTGGGGTTATATTCGTCTGCGTACTGATTACGTGAGTGACGACTCATTTGACCAAGAAATCTACATTGAGCCGATTGATAACCCATTTACGGTCTATTACGACATTAACTCAATCATGCCTGATGGGTCTGATGCAGAGCGTTGTTTGATTACAACAATGATGCGTAAGGCTGATTTCAGCAAGCTCTACCCTGATGCCGAAGTCACATCGTTCACACAACGCGGCACAGGCGACAGCCAATCGGAATGGATTACCAAAGAGGATATTCGCCTTGCTGAGTATTACTACATGGTGCGTGAACGTGCCAAACTGTATATGCTCAGTGACGGTTCTGCTACCTTTGCGACTGACAAAGACTTCTTCAAGCGCCTTGAAAACATGGGCATTGAGATCATTGACGAACGTGAATCGGTCAAGAAGTCGGTTAAATATTGCAAGCTGACAGCCAATGAAATTCTGGAAGAAGGCGAATGGGCGGGTAAATACCTACCCATTATTCCTGTTTACGGTCGCCATGTGATTGTGGGCGATAAGCGCAAGAAGTTTGGCATGGTGCGTCACGCCAAAGATGCACAACGTATGTACAACTTCTGGCAAACCTCATTGACTGAATCGGTCGCCCTTGCGCCCAAAGCCAAGTGGATTATGGCTGAAGGCCAAGATGAGGGGCATGAAAACGATTGGGCACAGGCCAACATCAAGTCATTCCCGCTGTTGCGCTACAAACAGACGGATATTGACGGTCGTCAAGCGCCACCACCTACCCGCTTGCAGCCAGAGCCACCTCCTGCTGGCATTTTGGAGGCCACAGGTCTGATTGACCAAGATATTAAGGTCTTAATGGGTGTGTTTGACCCTGCTCAACTGAAGCAAGGCAACATCTCAGGCAAGGCTTTAAACGGTCAACAACAGCAAGTCGACCTCAACAATTTTGACTTTTACGACAACCTGTGTAAATCGCAGGCTCAAGTGGCTCGTGCCATTCTTGACCTTATCCCCAAAATTTACGACACCGAGCGTGTCATGCGGATTATTGGTGATGACGGTAAGCCTGAGTTGGTGACGGTCAACGAGCGTGATGCCGTGAACAACCTCATGAAAAACGACCTGACTGTGGGTCTTTACGATGTGGTGATGGACACAGGCCCAGGCTACAACAGCAAGCGGCAAGAGGCTTTGGAGACAATCACGCCTATCTTGTCGGCAGACCCGCAGCTTATGTCTCAGATTGGCGATTTGTGGTTCAGGAACATGGACTTCCCTGGTGCAGACGTCATTGCAGACCGCTTGGCTACGCTCAACCCATTGTCTAAGATTGACGAAAAATCGGATGTGCCACCACAAATCCAAATGGCTATGGCTCAAGCTCAGGCGCAAGTACAAGAAATGCAGCAGAAGATGCAGCAAATGGAAGTTGCCATGAAGCAACGCGCCGACATCGAGCAAGTCAAGCAAGACGCTGAAACTAAGCGTGAACTGATGCGCCAGACAGCCAAGGCACACAATACCGAGACAATGGCAGAAGTCAAGGTCAACGACCAGAATACCCGCGCCATTACCTCACAGAACAAAGTGGAGATTGAAGCAATCATGGAATTGCTGCTTCACCACATGGACACCAAGCGCCTTGAGAAGGAAATCCAAGTGCGTAATGCGGAACAATACGCTTACGCAAATCAGGCTAATCAAGACATTGCAAATCAACAAAATCAGTAGCATAATGGCTACTAAACCTTACCTGTGAGGTACACAGGGTTAAATCGTTGGGAAACGTATGTCCGAAAACCAAGCAGGTCAAGTATTGACTAGCGAAAATGCGGCTGAGTTCTATGCACAAAAACTGGGTTTAGCCCAAACAGAATCCGAGCCTGTGGCTGTTGTTGAGGAAACTCCAACAGAGCCAGTATCGGAAGAAGTTAGTGGGAGTGAGCCAGAGGAAGCGAAAGAGGAAGCCAAGCCAGAGGGTGAACGGAAACAGAATCCGAAACTCGAACGGCGGTTTTCAGAGATTACCAAGCAGCGTGAAGAAGCGCGTAAAGAAGCGCAACGTGAACGTGAGCAAAGGCAAGCTCTGGAAGAACGTCTAGCGGCTCTTGAGAGACAAACACAGCCCCAAAAGGCTGCGCCTGTTGACGAAGAACCGCAACCTAGCCAGTTTCAGGATGCGTTTGAATATGCGAAGGCTCTTGCAGAGTATTCGACAGAAAAAGCGCTTCAGGAACGTGATAGGCGTGATGCTGAGGAAAAAGCTGCTGCCCAACGACAAAAAGTTTATGAGACTTGGGGTCAAAAGGTACAGCAAGCCAAAGCAGAATTGCCTGATTTTGACGATATGGTGGCATCAAGTGACGTAGTTGTAAGCGACTCGGTACGTGATGCGATTCTTGAGAGCGATGTAGGCCCAAAAATCCTGTATCACTTAGCAGAGAACTCAGACCTCGCCAAAAAGATTGCTGGTATGACGGAAAAAGCCGCCATGAAAGAGTTGGGGAAACTGGAGGCAAGGTTTGAAGCCAAGCCTGAAGAAGTAAAGCCTGTGGTTAAAAGTAAAGCGCCAGCGCCAATTCAACCGATTCGCACTGCGGCTGGAGTAGCGGATGTAGCTATTGACTCAAACGGTCAATTCCACGGAACTTACTCACAGTGGAAAGCAGCACGAAAACAAGGTCGGATTCGCTGACAGACCCTTTTTTGTTCATATTTAATTCAAAGGAAATGAAATGAGTAACCAACTCCTAACCATTTCCAAGATCACCAACGAAGCGTTGATGGTCTTGGAGAACGAATTGACTTTCACTTCGGAAGTTGACCGTAACTATGATGATC